AGCATAAAAGCAAAGAACATCGCCTATTTTGTGAATGGAACCTCATTATTTAGTGTTGATGCCAATGGTGCTAGCGTTAATCGAGGCACAATAGAAGGTACTAATCGCGTCTCAATGGCGACTAATACAACTCTGGACGGAGTGACAAAGATTGTGATTGTGGTCCCTGGTGGAAAGGCTTATGTTTTTGAATCCCCAGGTAATACTTTAACCGAAATTATTGACCCTGATTTTATCGTATCAGATACCGTAACATTTAAAGACGGCTTCTTTAATTTTACCGCATCAGACGGGTTAAGGTTTTTTATCTCTAATTTAAACCAGCCTTTAGTCTTTGACGCTTTAGACTTTGGATCATCAGAATTCGACCCTGATTTAATTGTGGCAAGTCACGTTAATCATAATGAATTAATTATATTGAATCAGGAAACTTGTGAGTTTTTTTCTAACCCTCCTGGAACTGGTTCGGGGTTTCCCTACATCAGAATACCTGGGGCCAATATTCAAAAAGGATTACATGCCAAAGCAGGGGTAGTTGAATTTGATAATACCTTTGTTTTTATTGGCGGTGGAAAGAATGAAGCAACGGCGATTTGGCGAGTATCAGGCAGTTCATCAGCGGTGAAGCTGTCAACGTCTGCGATTGATAATGAGATACAAAAATTCAGCCAGGAGGAAATATCAGATTGTTTTGCTATGAGTTACGCCAGGAAAGGGAATTATTTTGTCGCGTTTACTTTTACGTCAAATATTATTGACAGTAAAACATTCGTTTATAACGTGACCACTTCAACCTTAGCCGGTCGTTCAGTGTGGTGTGAATTTCAATCCGGCGTTACTGATAACCGATGGGATGTTAATTCGATTATTTTTGTTTACGGTAAGTTTTTAGCGGGTGATTCATTAACCAATCAAATCGGTGAAATAGACGATAATACTTTCACTGATTATGGCGATACTATTTTTCATAAAAAGACCTCTCAACCGTTTATTAGTGGCGGGTTACCTCAGTTTATGGATACCGTGGAACTGACTTTAGAGCAGGGCGTTGGATTGGTCAATGGTGTCGGCTCAGACCCAGAGGTCAGAATGAGATTTTCAGATAATGGCGCTAGAAAGTTTACCAAAGAATTTGCTAGGAAGTTTGGCAAGTTAGGCGAATTTGGGAAACAAGTCAGATGGTACAAGCAAGGCCGAATACCGGTTAATCGAGTGATGGAATTTATCATGACGGACCCAGTTAAATCTAATATCTTACGCTTAGATGGGATTGACGAATTAGGCATGGATCATGGCTGATCCACTTATACCGCCAGCACGGAACGAGATTTTAACAAAAGATGGCGAGTTAACGTTAAGAGCCACTAAGTTTTTCGAGGCGTTAAGCAGCATCTCAAATGAGACATCGAGCACCATTAATACTTCAACCGATATTGAAACACTTGCTTTGATTGCAGATATTAATAACCGGTTAGGCTCAGGTGATGCTCTAACCAGTGATTCAGATAGTTTCACAGTAGATTCAACAGTATTATTTGTTGATTTAACGGAGGCATAATGGCTCAAGATCCAGTTAATGTTGGCGCAGCACCTAATGATGGGATGGGAGATACGTGGCGCGCTTCGATGATCAAGCTTAACGACAACGATGCTCAGTTATTCGCTTTTCATGCCGCAACAGTTAATATAATCCCCGTTACACAAGCGTCTGACATTGATAGTCTAGCGGTTGCCGGTGTTGTTAATGTAACAAATATCATGGTGTTTAACTTGCTAGTGCCGAACATTATAATAACTAGCCGTTTCTTTTTAGACGATAGCGGCCCAGACAGACCCAGATTAGAGTTCACAGGCGCGTCTATATTTTTTGCGTTAGAATACGCACCCTCAGTTGCTGGTACATTTGTATCAGGTAGCAATGGAGATTTCTTCCAGACGAATATTGGTTTAGTGGGTAGGACCGCAGGTTCAACGCTACTCAATACTGACAGCGGCGTTATTCAGTTCACAGGTGGAACTAACAGATTGTGGGCAGACTTAGGCACTCATCAAAGGGGTGATTTTTTCGTTAGAAACGCACGCTTTGCAGGTTGGGGCGCAGGATTTAAAATAAAAAATTGCCGCTCGTTGATAGCGACTGAGCCGGAATCATTACTCGATCCAGTCGGCGGTATACTGTTTGACACAACTAATAATCTAGCCGATCAACAAACAATTGAAATATCTGGCGCACCTGGGTTTTTAAATCCTACAACATCGCTAGTCAGAATAGACCCTTCGTCTAGAGATTCTAACAGAGTTAATATCCTTGGCTGTACACTCGCGGGTGGCTTGTTATTTAATGAGACTGGCGTTGATAGAGCGTATACAGCGGTAGTTGATGCGTCCACAGCCAGCACGGTTATTAATAGCGTTACGAATGTCGGTGGATTAGCACAGTTTAATTTTACTCCAGGCCCGACAACGTTTGTAGGCCAGCAAGCCCCTATTAGTGGATTTGTTACTAATACTAATTACAATCAGACCGTTCAAATAACGGCTAATGGAGCGGGATTTTTCCGGTCAGACTCTATTGCTTTTGGAAGCTCTGAAGCGACCGGCGCATTCACATTACCTTCAGTTACTATCACCGACACAGCTACAACGTTTATTGAAGGTGATAGTGTGAATATCGCTACAGACGCTGCAACCGATTATAACGGCGGCTCGACTATTTATAACGTATTAACTAATTCGTATCAAATCAATAGGCCAGTCACTATCGCAAACCCTCAAGCAGGTATCGCATCAACTAAAGGATTAAACGAAGAAGACAACAAAGTATTAGCGAGAATTAACACAAATTTTGTTGATAGTAAAAGGGTTGCCTGTGCTTTCGTTAATGATAATTCTACTTCGGTGGCGGGTGGATCAATCACAAATGGTGTATTTAGAGATTTTGTATTTGGTACAGGGGGATCGGCTCTAATAGAATGCACCACAATACAAGTATTTGAATTGATTGACGAGCTAAACGGAACTTTTGAAGTGACGAGCAACGAAGGGTTCAATGGGACCATGGCTTATGATTTGACGGCTGTTAGTACGGGCGGCGCGGTTGAGTTTTTGTTTAAATGGCAAAAAGACATTGGGGCTGGATTTGTTGATTTAGATAACAATCTTATCAGAATGGTTGAAATCGGAGGCACAGCAGCGGCCGCATCTGGTCATGTTACGATGGACTTAAAGAAGGGAGATTTAATTAAGCCTGTTTTTACAAGAGATTCCGGCGCAAGCTCGTTTACGGCTAGATATTTTAATTGTGCAACAACCGAGTAATTTATGAAAGATTTATACGCAGCTGATTTAATAAACAAATACTCAGGCCATACATTTACTGAGACAACAATAGGCGGTATGTTCCAAGTCGAATTTAAAAACGGATCAAGCGTTGTTGTTGCCAAGTCTAAGAAAAACAACTTAGATGACGCGTATAAATCAATTAGAAATAGCATGTTAGATGGTAATGGTGTTGCGTCAGAAAGCACAGCAGCACAACGAAGCGCAATGTCAAATATTATGGACGGCGCAAGGACTTGGGATCTAGATACTAGCGCCTTACTAGTTTTTAAAAGCGGGAGTTGGGCATAAATGGCTAATGTTGTTTTAGTTAATTCTGTCCAGTCAAATGTAGCTGATACGATAGAGCAGTTTTATCTATCGCCGGTGAGTGGTGGCGGTACTGTTATCAACGCATTTGCGGCCACTAATAACACCGGCTCGAATAGAACCTACAAAGCGTATATTTTTGACAAGACAGGCGTTATTTTACCAGCCGTTTCGCCGTTGAAAATAGTTGTTAGAAATCGTTTTGACTTAGGTTCTGCTGTTTTAAATCAAATTATACCCGCCGGTGGTACGTTAAGATTGGAAAGTGATTTAGCTGGGTCTATTGTGTTTCGAGTGTCAGGTAAGGAGTTATGAAAAAATGAATAATACACTGGCTTTAGTTAAACAAGATCCAGAGCAGAAATCGGTTATGCAAATCGTTGACAGCTTTGAAAATCTGCCGGTAGTGCAGTGTAGAGCTATGTTTGATCGGCTAGAAAATGAATTATTCAAATTACCTCAACTACAAGAAGAGGATTATTTATTAGAAGAGTATATTTCAGGCGGTTTGTATTGTAGAAAAATTTCAATTCCTGCTGGCGCTTTAATTACTGGCAAAATATATAAATTTGACCACGTTGAAACAATGATCAGCGGCGAGATAGTAATCCTTTCCGCTGACGGACCAAAAAAGACTTATAAAGGCTTTAATGTTATTGAGGCCAAATCAGGAAAAAGACAAGCGGGATTGGCCGTCACAGAAACTATTTGGATGACGGTCAATCAAGTTCCTGAAAATATGAATATAAAAGATATGCTTAATTATTGTACTGTATCTAGTTATGACGAATATCACGACTTTTACAGAGATTTAAACACACTCGATTATAAACAGTTTTTGCGTGAACTAGGAATAAATCAAGAGCAAATGGACGAGCTAGTAAATGCGGATGAATATGTGGATATTCGTAGCGGTTTTGAGCATATTCACATAAAGCCGTCATTATT